CCTGTGTTAGACCCATCCCCTATTACCTGAACTACTCGTGTCCAAATATAACTTAATGTAGTAGGGCTTGCATTCACAGTTAGTTTACCATTAGAAGTAAAATATTTTCCTGCGGGTGGTACAAACTTTATTAGAGCCCCAGGTGTAACAAATTTAAGATTATTTGAAGTGAAACTACCCACGCTTAGAGCTTCATCAGCATCTGCAAAATACCCTTTAGCCTGCCCTACTACAGGAACCACCCAAGTGCATAAATCTGCAAGTTCTGGTCTATAATATTGATCATAATAAAATGATTTTAATGCTTGAGAAGCCACAACCGGCTCGAGTTGAGTTTTAATAGCAGCAAATATTTCATTTCTATTTGTAAAACTAAACTCGAAAGTTTGCTCATTAGTGTTTTGATATAAAATACCATCAGCAGCAAATATATTTGTTTTACTATATTTCCCACTAACATCACTAAGGTCAAAATACTTACTAACCCCACTGCTTACTCTGTTAACGCTCTTAACCTTTAGTACATCACTGCCTAATGTCAATGGTGCAATGTTATAATCTTCCGCTGTTACCATTCTATTTTGAATGTAATAACTCTGTGGTGCTTTATTTTGAATGCTTACATTTGACTCTGCGGCTGTTCCGTTGTTAACAGTATATTGCAAAGCCATGGTAAATGTTAATGTATGACTTTGTCCTAGTTTATTAAAATAAGGAACTTCAACAACTATTCCAGTCATTTGCTCCGGCTTAACACTGTAGGTCAAACCGTTACTCTGTCTATAAAATAATCTAAATGATCCTTTAGGAAGATTTCCAAAATTACCGTCTGCAAAGTTTAAATCAATCTGATCTCTATCTCTTGTAGTAACAGAATAGATATTTCTTTCATTTTTATCTAAACTATTGTATATAACATTATTGCCGATAAGATCCTGCACCTTAGTCCATAGTGTAGCATAGTCACCATCCTGGTCTAACTGCCATAGCCATACATCGGTATTGTTTATATTGTCAGAATTAATTCCAACTATCTCATTCGCCACAGGGTTGTCAATAGTAAAATTACTTAGAGCAAGTTCGCCTTGACGAAAATGTGCGAAAAATCCTGTATTAGGACTACCCGAACCTTGATTATCATTCTTATACACAAATGAAAATGTTGCGCCAGGTTGCGGAGCTTCTTCATATATGGATGTCTTACCAGAAAAACTACATGGAACTATTTCAAAATTCATCGAAGTTCCATTAATGTTCTTAGCGAATGAAAATACTGGAATATCCCTATTACTGCTATTGATTCTATATTGTTCAGTCAATATACCATCAACAGTTTTTCTATCATATGGTTTACCAAAAGCAAACGATCCTGCCATTGCGCTATTAAGAATAGTTATAAATTGTCCATACCAATTTACATTGGTAGGGTCGTTCCATCCTATTGTAACATTGGCAAGATTAATACCATTAGAGTCAATTACATTATCTGTTGTGGCAACTGCTGTAATCTTTAAGAAACCAGAACTTGCTACATTTCTGCTAGGAACATAACTTATTAACTGCGCCAATCGTAGTATACTATCCCTGCGCTGCGCGGTTTCTATAAAGTTTTCTCTGGCATTGAGGTCAATTCTGAAACTTAGGTTTTGTCCAAGATAGGCAATCAGGTCAATCAGTGCAATATATTCACTGCTATCAATAAAATCATTAAAATCTTCAGGGTAATTTTCCTGAAGATATTGTATCATTGTTCGTCTTAGAGTTTCAAAATCATAGCTTTGAAAGTCAGCATTACGAAAAGATTGGTATATTTTTTTCCAATCTTCAGTTACTAGCAGTTTGTTATTAGTGGCAGGTATCATGATAATATAGTTTATACCTTATTTATTTAGGCTATAAACATGGTATATTATTGAACAGCTAGTCCTATCTTTAGATCAAATACTAACTTCATGTTAGTGCTTTGATCTGTGCCGTTCAGTAATAAAGTTATTTCCAATATATAACCGTTTTCGTATTCTGTTAGATCCAACTGTGTAGGTGTAACTCGTGGATCGCTGGTGCATATAGAACTTATATCCTGCTGTAGCAGTTCGCGAGTTTCATCAGTTAAAGGTTCCATGATTAGATCCCAAATGATACTGCCAAACTCAGGATTCATCACACGCTCACCTTTTTTGGTCTTAAAATGATTAATAATATCTTGCTTAATAAGATCTAAATCAAACAACTGAACATTAGATGGACTGGCAATCGTGCTATAGCCTTTATAAAAATGACTTTTCTTTTTTGGTTGTTGAGTAACTACCTTGCTGGAGTTTATTTCTATTGTCTTGTAGGCCATGTTGATATTTATTTTAAGTTTTTTGTGCTTTTCTTGCTTCGTAGTTGGCTATTTCTTGACGAACATAACTCAAATGCTGCTTAACCTTAACTGCGGCATCTGTCTTAGTTACAAAACCTTTGCCCGCTTTATCTAAAGGGTTGACTGCATACTCAGCCGAACCTGCTCTAAACAATACATAATCGTTGGGCTTGCCCACGGCTACAGGATATAGAATAGCCATATATAAATCTTCTATCTTAGGACTAGATACTCTAGCCAACGGTCCACCTTTGAAATATTTAGACACCCAATCCATCTGCTGCGTTCTAGTTAAACTGGCAAGGAATTGGGTAGTTGTTCCTAATGATCTTGCTGTAGCAGCCATGAACTGAATCAAGCCAGTGGCAGATGATTTAGGATTGCGTTTAGCAGGATCAAATGTTCTACCTGTTTCAAACGACATACAGGCCAACAGGTCTATGTAATCGCAACCTAATGAGCCTGCAACAGCCTTTACCTTATTAATAAAGTCATCATCTTTTGCCCATTCACTAGGTTGGTTAGTATTAGGAGCAGGTAATGTTTGATTACTCGAAGCATCATTAGTCGTTCCTGCATAACTGTCGGTATTAGATCTGCTAAATCTTTCTCTATTAATATTTTCATGCTGCGGCCAGGGTTCATGAGTTGGAACACGCTGCATAATACTAGTAATATCATCTGCTTTATAAAAGTTTCCGTTAGACCATCCAAAGTCTTTACTGATATTAGGTAAAGTAAAGGTAGGCAATACTGTAGGTGTTTCTGCTTCTGAGGCTGCTGTGGCTTTTGCAGCAGTGGGTCCGTTCATGTGTATCTTACTGGCAGTAGATGTCATATTTCCTACACTGCTGATATTTGTATCACCATTAGTTGTAAAGTTGTTAGCAGTTTCACTTAATAAGTTTATGCTAGCAGCACTGGTTAATAGAACATTTTCGTTAGCCTTAAGATGAATATCCGCAAGACTGGTTAACTTTATAGATTCTTTAGCACTTTGATTAAGTCCGCCACCGCACTTTATTCTTCCATGATTATCGACAAGAAGATTAAAATCCTCGTCTACATTGAAATTAGCATCATTTCCGACTTTTAAATTAAGGTTTCTACCTGCTTCTAAGTTAATATCTCTATCTGCTCTAAAATTAAAATCTGCTTCGGTATGAATACTAACACTATCTTGAGCATAGATATCTAGTTTACCATCACTGGTCATTTCAATCCACGCTGTGCCCTTACTATTAGCAATATAGATTAAGTCTTGGCTATTGTGTAATAAGATTTGATGTCCAGTCCTGGTCCTAATTCTTAAAAGTTCATTCTCACCATTGAAATCACCATCGTCCATGACCAAAGTATGCCCGCCGAGTCTGCTGACTGGGAACTGTCTATTGCCCTCATAGCCTAACTTTCCTTTTTTACCATCGGGGTCAATAGGGCCAGGTGTGCTAATGCCAAAAACTTTACTAGGAGTTTCTCTGCGAGCACTGCTAGACGTAACACCTCTCACGGTATCGAGCAAAAGTCCCTGTGCTAACAATCTATCTGCAAATGGGTGAACCGCTTTTTTAATAAAATAAGGATCTTTTATTTCGTTAAGGGTCAGCCCACCTTTGTGTATTTCAGCTACAGGCAATAATTCTGTACCATATCTTCTTAACTGTTCTGCTGTAATGGCAGATTGCTCACTGGCTGCAATACCAGGAATCATTTGATTTTGAAATTCTGCGGGTAAACAAGCAATGACATAGCCGTCAGCAACATTACCTAATATAAATACAACTAAAACTCGTGTGCCTACATCAGGAGGCACCATCCACATTCCATAAGACTTTTGCACATCGTTAAAATCGCTACTATTGTTTCCTTCAAACTTGGCAGATGTGTAACCTAAGAAAGGACTAGTCCATTTAACAATAAAAGTTCTACTCTGCAAATCCGTAGGTATAGCTTGATTTTTTTGAAGAACTACTTCCAACGATCCCATGTAGGTCGGATCTAGGTTATTAGTAACTTCTGCAATATATGGACCAGGATGAGGTAACCTCCCAGGCGTCCTATTTTCTTCAGTGATCATGCCGTATCTCTATTTAGAAACTTAGTTAGTGGACTTTCAATCTTGCTTCCATGGACCAGAGTCGCTGCTGAATTAAGATTTATGGCTAACGGAGAATTACTAACCTTAAGATTTACCTCCTTACTAGAACTAACAAGGCTCACCCGCGCTAAAGTTTTGTCACTGGCTGCAACATTGTCTGCTAGGCCGATTTGTTTATTAAGCAGGCTCAATGGATTTTGTATTCCGGGAGTTAATGTTAATAAATTCTGAGTTTGACTTTTATTAATCATCGAACTAGATATTTTATCTGTAGAATTTACTCCATATGCCAAGGCAAGAGCGGCAGCGCCTCCTACTTTCATAAGATTTTCAATGTCTGCTGTATTGACTTCCACATCAGGTGCCTTAGATGTTGGTGCAACGGGAGGTAAATTTGTCAATTTAGCCACAGGAATATATTGTGTAGCGACTCCTTGTCTAGCAGCGGCTTCTGGGTTTACATCACTGGGCAAACTTTTTGCCAATAAGGCAAACTGAGCTAAAACTAATGGGCTAGCAGTCTGTAACTGTGATGCAGTAATACCTAACTTACTAGATAATGCTGCAACTTCATCAGTAACACCGGCAGTAACAGCATTAATTTTACTGGTTACATCTGTAACCGCAGATGTTAAAGCACCAGTTACACCCGAAACTACTCCCCCAACTGCACCAGTTATTCCACTAACTAGTGTGCCTAACTGTGCTAAAAGATTTATGGTTTGCCCGCTTTCAGCACGACCCGGTATTCTTCTGCTGGTATCTACAACTATTCTGTTAACAGGATCAGGTTCGAACTCCATTTTTTCAGCAGGATCAGTAGCGACCACACTACCTTTGTTAACAAACTGTCCGGGCATACGCATTACAGATAATGTTTGTTTAAAAAGTCCTTGGACGAAAGAACTTTTTACGCTATTAACTCTATAAACTCCGCTAAATGGTATGCGTTCTTTTTGAAATTCGTATAGACCATCTTTACCTATATCTACAGGATTCTGAAATGTTATACCAATATGAACTTCACGGAGTAGATAGCTTACTTCTCCATCAATTGTCAGAGTGGTATCTGATGTCTGAAACTGTGGATTATAGTTGCCTTGACCAGATGTTGTTAAAAATAAAGGATCACCTAATATTTCTACCTCGCCTGTTAATAAACTTGCTTTAGAATTAATAATGGCTTCGTGCATCTGCCTGGTCATAACATCAAAAGGATTCATACTAAGAGGCGTAGCACTGCCTATGTTGGATAATTTTTGTGTTTCGGGGCTAACCTGTATAGCACTAGTTCCTACACTATCTCTTTTAACATTATCAGTATTGTCAGCAGTTAAAACTGGTTTGTTTTCGTTTTCTTTGCCCAGTGCTTCATTAGAGAAAAGGTAATCTGCATTACCTAACGACTTAGGAATAGCCTCGAAAAACAATGTGTTAAAGTTTAGTTTAAAATTAATAAGATCAGGATTAGTTCCGCTATAAAGGTATTTGTAATCTCTTACTACTTTATTTTGTAACTTAGTTGTATCATATTTCTGACTTTGATATCCAGGAATTCTTGTAAAATGTATCTTATGCGGAATAATAACGTATCTAAAAACCTGTTGCTGCTTATTAGTTACTTCATCTACTTCGCCTGCTTCAACTTCTGTTAATATGGCAAAATATGTAACCATATCATTTTCGTCTTTACTTCCGCTTTTATCTAAATTTTCTAATATACTTCTTGTATATTGCGAATCTCTAAGCACAGCAATGATACATTCGTGAACTCTTGCACCGTCTGGAAACTGCACAGCCATGGTATCAGGTGTGTATCTTACATACTTGGCATCTTTATCTGGCGTAGCAGCAGTATTAGCAGTGGCAGGAGCACCTACATAAGACCTTCCCTGTCTAGGATCATCCCTGGTTCCATACGAAGTTGGTGTAGAAGCACGCTGTTGATTATCAGAAACCTGTTGACTATTTCCCGGATCTGGAAATCTATATAACGATTTTTCTTTAAGTAGTTCTAAAACTTTACTTTCAGCAAATATATTTGTGTTTTTTTCTTTATCTATTTTATTATCTATTATATCTGCAAATCGTATTTCATACTTGTCATAGGTTAATGTATTACTTTTACCTTTATACTTTTCGTCACTGTTTTTTACCTGTTCATTTAAACTATCTTCGAAGTTTTTTAGAATATCTTTAACATAGTTACCCTTCAGTTGAATAGGTTCTTTAAGAACATTAGAATTACCTAATGCTGCTTCGTTATAGGGGACACACTTAACTCTATACTTTGTTCCTTGCTCGCTTACATCTGCTTCGAACCCGCCTAACTTTAAGACAAAATACCTTTTAGTATGCTCAATAAACTTTGGCTCAGGTAGTTCAACGTCATCCGGATATCCTACAAACTCCATGACTAAAACAAAACTTGCTTGAATGTAGTTTAGGTATCCGGCACTCACTGCACCAACATGAAGTGCTTCAGGAAAACCGTTGATACTAAACGGCTCGATTACACTAAAGTTTATACTATTAGCAAATGAGGTGTTAGTTCCTGGAGTAAATGCCATGAGTGTTTCTATTTCAACATCATCAATATACATGTCAAGCCTGCCAGGACTTGATTCATTGAATTTGTCTACAAGTTCTTGCCCCAGTTTAAGATTATTTTCAGTTTTAGAAAAAGAATAATCAGGTTCATTTTCTCCCCCACTTGCAACAGTTCTTGTAACTGTTAACCCCGCGGAGGCCTTGGCGTTCATCGATGCTGGACCTTTTCCGCCCGACTTTAAGATAACAAAATCAAAGTTATAACCTTTAGAACGATATGCATTGGGAGTTTTTAAAAGATCTTTCGGTAGTGCTGCTAGAGTAAAATTGTAGGTATACGATCTATACTTGTTTAAAACATTGCCCTTGACAAATTCTGCTGTGTCAGTATTGGTAGAATTAATTCTTTTAGCTTTTACTGTTACCGATGCTGAATTCAATACTGTTTTGCGTTCTGCTGTAGCGTCTGCCATATTATATACCTAGATCTTTTCGTAATGTGCTTATCTTAGGAAGGTATATCTTTATACCTGACACAAGATCGAACACAGGATCTCTTAGCACACTACTATTTCTCATGGCAAACACCCACCATAATCCCTGATCTTGGTATAGATGATAGGCTAAAAGATCAGGACGATATTCATAATTCTTTGTAACTTCCCATAATATATCATCATCTTCTAAGGTAAAGTTTCTATAGGTCATAACATCTAGATAACCTTTAGATTTTTCAGTAGCAAAATATGGACTTGTTTTAGAATATACAGCCATTAGATGAATCCTTTGTTCCTAAAATCCGTTCCTTTAGTTTTGGTCAACCAATCTGTGACAGAATATTCTTGAATCTCTCGTCTGCTGTACATTACTAAACAATTCACAGTTAACTGACTAAGTGTAGGCACAGTATTTTTACCGTATATGTTGTTTTCCTGCTGTTTTCCCATGGTAAAATAATCAACACCTTCAGGCAGATCAACTCTAAAACTTTGTATAACCACTGGCACATTGTTTAACATATAATCCCCATAACCATTTAGCCTACATATGGGCGGAGGACTACCTGCTACAGTATCTAGGGCTGCTCTCATCTTAGTAAGAGACTTTAACAAATGCATCGTGGCTATATAAACACCTGCATCTTTTTCATTTTGCACAGTAATCTTCCCTTGAATTTGGATAGTGCCCAGAGTAGATCTATTGTAAAAATGTTGAGGGAAGTTTGAATGAACTAACTGAGGACTGGCATAATCTGCTCTAACGTCATAGGCAATAGAAGGAGTATAGGGAAATATAATACCTTTTAAATTATATAATTCACCATATATGCCTGCTGTGGATTGTCTACGATATTGATCAGGAACCTTAATTCTTACACGCAGATCATTCTCGGCTCCACTACTTCTTAAACTACGGACATTTACCGTAGCAGGATTTATATTATTAGGCTCTGCACCAGCAGGAACTCCGGTAACACCTCCTTCGGAATTTGTTACCAATACTGACCCATCATCGAATCGTTTAATAAAACTACCATCATCAAACTGCTGGATCGTAGGATCGGGACCTAAGACGTTTTCTGCCATAAATATATCCTCTATACCTTATTTAACCAAAAATAAACTGCTAACTTTATTACTTATTTGGTTGACACAGAGCAATTCGGTGTTATAATAATTATAAAAGGACCATAACAATAACATGACCATAGCAATCATCGGTACCCGCAAAGTAAAATATCTAAACAACAGAGACCTACTTGCAGAAATACACAAGAGTAAATGCAGTTTTTCAAGTTTTACCAAACCAGAATATCAACAATATGATATTATTTTACCCAACTTAGAAAAAGTAAACATCAGAACCATAGCCGAAGCCAAGAGAAATCGTGCTAAGAGATTAGGCATCATAGCATTCACCGAAGCCAGAATGGCAGGTGATAAAAAAGTTAAACTTGCAGAAGTTACACCAGATTATAAAACTATTGCCAAAACAGATATTGTTATCAGGATTATGACCTTTGATCATATTCCTTTAGCGCCAGGTCGTAAAAAGACCACAAAAACTACAGCAGACAGTCATGAAAAAGTAAACTTCCCCCCGTTTCAACATTGGAAGTTTAATGATAATGAAGAACTTGTCTGTGTGGGTAAGAGTCACTGGCGTGGAGGCATGAAGACTGGCAAGTTTAATAAGGAACACGGACGTATCACTGAAGGTCTAGGACGTATGTTTATTAAACTTTCAGAACGTTATGCCCAACGTAGTAATTGGAGAGGTTATACTTATATTGACGAAATGAAAGGACAGGCTATTCTGCAACTTAGCCAAATTGGTCTACAGTTCGATGAAAGTAAATCAGAAAATCCATTTGCCTATTATACAGCCGCAGTAACAAACTCGTTTACACGTATATTAAACATTGAAAAGAAAAATCAAAATATTCGCGATGACATGTTGGAAGAAGCAGGATTAACACCCAGTTCAACTAGACAGAACGCACATGAATACGCAGAGGAAACTGCAAGACAGGCAGAACTTTATAAACAAATACGTATGCCTAAGAGTGAAGATGGTGAAATCGAAGAAGAAGGATCAGAGGACGAAGAGGCTAAGGATTGACTTTTAATCTCTATATGTGCTATACTTCTTATAGGAGAAAACTTTATGAACCTTTTTAAGAAGGTAGCATGTTTTACAGATATTCATTTCGGGCTTAAGTCCAATTCAACAACACATCTCAAAGATTGTGAAGAATTTGTTGATTGGTATATCAAGACTGCGCAGGCTAACGGTTGCGAAACCGGAATCTTTCTCGGAGACTGGAGTCACAACCGTAATAGTCTTAACTTAATTACATTAGATACTAGCCTAAGATGCTTGGAAAAACTGGGCAAGGCATTCGATCAGTTCTTTTGGTTTCCAGGTAACCATGACCTATACTATAAGGACAAACGTGACATTCATAGTAGTGCGTTCGGACGCCATATTCCAGGAGTCACTGTAGTAGAATCTGTGACCACTATAGATGGTGTTACACTGGTTCCGTGGTTAGTCGGAGACGAATGGAAGGCCATAGAAAAGATTAAGAGCAAATATATATTCGGTCATTTTGAATTACCTTTGTTCTATATGAATGCCATGGTGCAAATGCCCGACCACGGTGAACTGCAAAGTCATCATTTTAAACATCCCGACTATGTTTTCAGTGGACATTTCCATAAACGACAACAACGTGACAAAGTCATCTACATTGGAAATGCATTTCCTCACAACTTTTCAGATACCTGGGACGATGAACGTGGCATGATGATTTTAAAATGGGGCGGTAAACCTGAATTTATAAATTGGCAAGACTGTCCTAAGTATCGTACCATAACGCTGAGTGATCTTATTGATGAAAAAGATTCTGTAATGAAATCTAAAATGCATTTGAAAGTGAACTTAGATATTGATATTAGTTTTGAAGAAGCAAACTTTATCAAAGAAACTTTTATGATAGATCATGACATACGTGAAATCAGTCTCATACAAGATAAGTCAAACTTAGAAGGTACCTATGAAGACAACCCCGATGCTATATTTGAAAGTGTCGATCAAATTGTTTCAGACCAACTTCTAAGTTTAGATAACGGGCAATATAACAAAACTACTCTTATTGAAATCTATAATAACCTATAATGTTTCGAATAAAAAATCTAACTGTTAAAAACTTTATGAGTGTAGGTAATCAAACTCAGGCTGTAGACTTTGATAAAGAATTACTTACCTTAGTATTAGGATCAAACCTAGACCTGGGTGGTGACGATACCGGATCAAGAAATGGCACAGGTAAAACTACAATAGTTAATGCACTGAGTTATGCTCTATATGGCCAAGCTCTAACAAACATACGAAAAGAAAATCTTATCAACAAGACTAACGGTAAAAATATGTTAGTCACAGTAGAGTTTGAAAAAAATCGTAATCGTTATCGTATCGAGCGGGGTAGAAAACCTAATGTCCTACGATTATTTGTCAATGATTCAGAAATGAAAACGGATGAATCAGAAGACGAAAGTCAAGGTGATAGTAGAGAAACTCAGCGCAACATTGAGGAAATGCTAGAAATGAGTCATACCATGTTTAAACACCTAGTAGCACTTAATACCTACACTGAGCCATTCCTTAGTATGCGGGCAGGAGACCAGCGTGAAGTTATCGAGCAGTTATTAGGAATAACACAGTTAAGTGAAAAGGCAGAAACACTGAAGAATCTTATCAAAGATACTAAAGATAAAATTCAACAAGAAACTGCTAT